CAGGTGTTTCCCCATCAACCGGTGCTGTAACGGCAGGTGTGGCTTCATCAGCAGGTGCTGTAACGGCAGGTGTGGCTTCATCAGCAGGTGTGGCTTCATCAGCAGGTGTGGCTTCATCAGCAGGTGTGGCTGCAACAGCAGGTGCTGTAACGGCTTCTTTTGCTAACTCAGTTGCCTTTTCAGTGGCTTCTTTTGCCAATTCAGCTCCTTTCTCTTTTGCCATTTCAGTTGCTTTTTCAGCAGCTTCTTTTGCCATTTCAGTTGCTTTTTCAGCAGCTTCTTTTGCCAATGCAGCTCCTTTCTCTTTTGCTAATGCAGCTCCTTTTTCAGCTGCCATTTTAGCAAAATCTGCAAACCCACTTCCACCATATTGGCTACCATACATTTTTCTTAATAACACTTGAACATCATTGTATGTCTTAACACCTTCGTGTGATGCCTTCTTTAATAAAGCTTGTATTTGTTTCTTTTGTTTATTTGGCATTTCATTCGTTAATAATTCTTTACCACCTTTCATTGTGGTATTGATTGTTTTTAGTTTTCCATAAAGTTGTCCTAACTTACCAGTCAATTCTTTCTCACGTTCTGGTTCAATTTTAGCAACAGATGTTCCTTCTGTAGGAATCGCAGGTATCTCTAATCCTGTCAATGATTCCAATAGTTTCAATATTTTATTTTTAGTATCTGGATTTAATTTTCTATAAATGAAGAGTGGTATTAAATAAATAATAAACATCACTAATGAAAATACAATAAACGTCCATAATGCAGAAGAAGTACGAATTGCATTAGACCGATTATTTAAACCAGCAATTTGGTCTGATATATTTGATAAAATAAGCATTTTAACGAATGTATCTGTTATTTCTGCGGGAGAACGAACATTCATCTTTTTCATACGTACTTTATCGTTTCTAATATTCTTAATAATTGCATCTCTGCATTCCCGAGTTACCATAGTCCACCATGATTCTCCTCGGTCTTCGATTAACATTCCGTTGTAGTATAAATAGTTTGCAGGAGATGAGGTTTTACGGAAAATAGCATAAGGACTAAATAATGAAGATGTTGCATTGTATAATACTGGATTATCTAAACCCAATTTATGTAGATTGTAATAATAATTTACACTAAATATAACACGTACTAAATTCTCTGGTGTCCGAATATCATTTACTACTGCATTCGGATTTTTATTTTTAGGTGGTGCATCATTACAGAAAGTAGCCATTGCTTGTTGAATTTGACTATCAATCAGTATACCCGATGTTGCCGGTTCTTGGATAGTTTTTAAAAACGAGCTTTTTAAATACATTCGATTATAGACAAAATTGTTATAGGATGTTATGCTATTATATACCATTCTTAGACGATTGGTAATCCATAAATAAGCAATAATAGATGTTATAAGAATCCAGAATAGATACATTCCAAATAGTCCTATAAATATAGTAATTGTTATTGGAGTACTGACACCAAGATTTTTATTTTTAACAATATAGTAAATAGCTAATATTGCTAATAGGAATGCCACTACAACAATACCAAATACAAATGAATAATAATAGGTTTTAATGAGATAGTGGTCATTTGATATTTTGAATGTCATCATATCTTGGTTTAGAGGGTTGGTATGGGAATAGGATGCTATAATATCTACATATCCTCTTTCATTTAATACGCCGATGAGAACAATGGCAATAATTAATAGAGTTAATGATAATCCAATACATACTTGTACGGATGATGGAGATAGCATAAAGCTTTTAGCCATATTTTTAATTACGCTACCAAGAGATTCAGCATTTGCATTATCAACAACTTTCAAGCGTTCTTTTTCAGCTTTTTCGTCCATTAAACAGTCTCTCTTAAAATGGGTTAAGAAAAATGAATATCATAATTTTATAGGTCTCTATAAAAACTATTTTATAGTGCCTTTAGAATCCAAAGTATTAATATAACACCGACGGGATATGATATACGTACAATAGCTTCATAGAATTGGCTTAGATATGCTTCGGATAGATATTGGGTTAGATAATGGTTAGATACTTTATCAATGGCAATAGCTAATAGGATAACTAAAGAAAATCCAACTAATTTCATTACTTCCATACGTCTCATACCAAGGCGATCCCAAAAGCTGGGTTCATTGTATAATGGGACTTTGGCGGTTTGTTGAGCGTACATTGCTTGAGGAGGGTTATATGGTAGGTCTACAGAGTGTGTAGTCGCAGGGTTTAATGCAACAGTTTGTTTAGTAGGGGGAGCTGTTGCTTGAGCTGCAGGTGTTGCTTTATGTTGAACCATTGGTTTCGGTAGATCATAACTGTCGTCTGATAAGCCATAGGCGAGACTTAATTCAGTTCCTTCAAACATATCTAATAATGCATTCACATTATTTTTCCATGGTTGAGTTAGAGAAAATGTCCCAAGATTTAGAGAAAATTATTGAAAAACAAGAAATGAAATTGGAAATTGATAAGTTTCAGAAATATATACCTTTATTCAAAATTGCTATCAATTATTTGAAAAAATCATCGGTAAAAACATTATTATATGGTGGCACTGCGATTAATTCAATTTTACCAAAGAAATCTAAATTTTATCGTGAAACTGAACTACCTGATTTAGATATTTTCAGTACAAATGCAACAGTATTAGCACATAAATTAATGAAAACATTCAAAAAACATAAATATCCACTTTCATCCGTTCAAGAAGCATTACATACAGGAACTTGGAAGGTTATGGTTGATGGTGTACCAATTGCAGATATTACACAAATATCACATAAAGCCTATAAACAATTTGAAAGAAATGCAGTTATAGGTGATTTAGGTATTAAAGTATGTAACCCCGAATTTCTGCGTTCAACGCTTTATGTAATGTTAAGTCAGCCATCCGATGCTTATCGTTGGAAGAATATTGCAATTCGTTTAAAACTATTAAATAAACATTTTCCAACAAAAGTACCGCTCACTCACAAACCAATCAATATGATTAATGTAAAAGAAAGTATCAATAAAAATATTACAAATGCATTAAAATCCTTTGTAAAAGAAATAGATGCTATTTGGACGGGTGATGTAATTATAAAAGAAATATTAGGTTCATCTATAGACCATAGTATATCTTTAACGAATATTGTATTAGTACAAGATAATGCATTCACAGTAGCGAGTGATTTTATAGATAGATATACAGATGTAAAATTAGAAATTGGAAAAATAATAGAAGAAAGTGAATTTATGTCATCGATGGTTCAAGTATTGCACGAAGGTATTCAAGTAGCTTTATTTTCAACTGTAAATAATTGTTTAAGTTATATTGAATATAAAGGAATTAAGACGGTGGCATATCCAACATTATTACGTATATTATATGAATTTTACTTTGAGACGATGAAACATGAATATTTAGTATTAATACATAGATTAATCAATATTCAATCAAAACATCCAAATAGTAAATTATTAGAGTTATATTCAATTGATTGCATGGGTCCGACTGCTGGTATTTATACAATGCGCAAAGAACGTTTCCAACGTCTAATCCAAAAATAAACTATCGTTTATCCTCTAATCCAAAAATAAACGAGTGACTATAAAAAATGATTAAGTTAATAATTGTTATATAGGATTAAATGTCAAATCTATCCAACGATATGATTGACTACAAACATTATGAATCTTATATAGAATTACTAATTTATATTTATTATAACAATGATTATCTTAATTCTTCTATCAATGAACAGCAATCCAATTTAGACATTTATCTAAAGCGTATTGAAAATATTTTGAATAAAGAATTAATTACATTGCCGAAACATCATACATTGATTGAGACATTTAAACTATATCATACTAAATTTACAAATCTAAAACGTGATATGATTTAATATGCATAATGCAAAAATAAACTGACGTTTACATTTAATGCAAAAATAAACTGACGTTCATATAGAAAATGCAGATGCAGATATATTTATCTATTGGGAGTTTTGTATTAGGATTAATCGCCGGCATTATAATTATGCGCTGGTGGTATGGAACAAAGAAAACAACAGAAACTTTTGCAAATGAGACAGCAGAAGAAATAAAATTATCTAAATCAGAAAAAGAATTATTCGAAGACCTTAAAAATGAAAAACTATCTGATAAACAAGTTGATAAACTAATTGAATTAGGTACTATTACCGACCAACTAATGGATAAGTTTATGCAAAAAGCAATGGTAGAAGTTAAAGAGAAATTTGAATATCCTATTGAAGATTCTTTAGGTAAATCATTAGCTAAAGTTAAAAATGAAGGTAAAATGGATGAACCCGTCGTTAAACCAAAAGCAGAAATTATAGAAGATGATATCCCTGTAACTAAACCAAAAGCAAAACCTGAAATTATAGAAGATGAACCTGTCGTTAAACCAAAGTCTGATACACCTACTGTTCCCGTTGTTAAACCAAAAGCCGAAACTTCATCCGCAATAAAAGTAAAAGATATTACAAAACCACCACTTGAAGGATTCTCCGATTATGAACCAGCCACTTATGCTTCTTGTCATTAACATTAAACATCGTCTTCATCCTCTAATTCCATTTGGTAAAGCAATTCTATATCTCGTTTGCGGATACTATCTGGCATATATTGAGACTCAAGTCGTTTATAATTATTAAGCATATCTCTGCTAAAATCTTCTTCTTCATCACTTTCTTCTTCTTGTTCTTCTTCAAGACGCTTATAAGCCAAGAAATCACCATTATAATTAGGTTGTATGGATGAAACACCGAATTTTTGTTTTTGTATAGGTTCAAAATATTTAATTGAAAATGTAACAGTATGATTTACACCTTTAAAATCATATAAAGAACCATCTGAACGTTCAAACCGTAATGATATACGGTTTAATTTACCAATCGGATGAAATTCGCGCATTGGAACACTACTAAAGTCCATACGATGGTCTCCGTAACCAACGATTCCCATACGGAATTTTGCTAAACCCAAATTATGTTTTGTATAAGCCAAACTACGATAACCGTGTTCTTCTATTTCAATACAACGCATTATGATATATCTTTCACCAACCAAATTATAAATACCAGGGGCAGTTATTTGATGATAGGCATCTTTAACAGTCAATTGAGCGCTTAATGAATAGACTATATTATTTACATCATATGCTTGGAAATTTGCACCGATTCCACTCTTTGCATAAAATACAGGTTTCAATGGAGCTGGTATAATATCATTATAGAATACACTAAGACCAGTATTATTTGAATCAAATATTAATAAAGCATATGTAGTTAATGCTTCTAAATATATAGGATTACTTGTTGTACTCCAATCGGACAATCCACCATCCACATAATCAATGGATATTGCTTCTCTTCTTATCAAACTTCCAAGAGTAACGCCATCTGGTGCGACATTATGTAATTCCCAAGTTGCATTAACATTGGGTATTTGAGTACTTCTTGTTTGTAATCCGAAGCCAATGGATATACCTGTTAAGTATGTCTTTGCATTTGTTGTAAATAATTGATAATTGGATGCACCACCGGATATAGGTGATTGTAATAATACGCTACGAGGACCTTGATATACAATATATGGATTACCCAATTTTATAGATGGGTCTTCTATATCCACACTATGATATAGTTGATAGTTAGATGAATTACCTAATATAGGATTATAGAGACGCGTAGTTACAGGTAAACGAAATTGAGAAGAGTCTACATATGTATCAAAACCGAGTGTTTCTGAAATAGAAGATTCTTTCATATCAAAGATAAAAGGGTAAGAACATTGGAATTGTAATAAATTACATATATCTGGAGGGTTTGTTGTAGCGGAAGCAACAATAGATACATTGGGAAAGTTGGAATTATTATTAACATAATTATTCATTACGGAGTTTAATGCGGGTATTAGGGTTTGAATCGTATAATCGCCGACTGGAATTGTACGTTGAACGTACATAGACGGAGTTAAATCAATGTTGGATTGATGAATGGCGAATACAATATTATTATTATATAAATCCACATTATACATTGTACGTGGAATGGTTGCATCAACTACATCCATACCTATAACATTTTGAAATGGGGCTGTGAATTCAACAATATATTCAGATGGAGTTGGATATGCCAATCTATTTCTATCTTTACTATCTACCAAAAACATATAGGTTTGTTTGATACTATTTTCTTTCATAAAGTCAACATCTTCAATCATTATATGGGTCTCTACTAAAATACAACGTATTGATTTTTAAGTACTTTACTTATATTAGAAAATGGTAAAACATCGTCGTCGGGGTGGTGATATGCAACAATATCAACAATATGCAGAACAAGCCACCGATACAACTGCCACATTCGGTCGTATAACTATGGTATTTCGTGTGGTTGTAGGTACATTGGTTTGCATTTTATTCATATTAATTGGTATTTTTATGGTTCGTAGTCGTAGTATATATAATAAATCAACGAGAGGAAAAGTTAATGCCGTAGAATGTAACCAAGGTGCAAATAATTGTAGTTTAAAGATTGAATTTATGGCAGGTGATAAAAAGGTATCAAATGACCATTATCAAGTGAATGGAACAAACTATTCACAAGGACAAAACATAACTATTTATTATGATGAAACAAATCCTGCTAATTTTGTTACAAGTATGACTGTGAAATACATTGGTTGGTTAATAATTAGTATATCATTTATTATAATTATTGCTTCTTGGTTATGGTTATATGTTGTGTTTAAGAATCGTACAGCCGCTGCAATTACAGGTGTAGCCCAAGGTGTAGATATGGTTCAGAATGCATTTGAGTGAGCCTTTAATGATTAAAGCGTAGCCTTTAATTTAATGATTAAAGCGTAGCCTTTAATTTAATGAACTGGTCTTCTTTTGGGAGTATTCTTAATAAGCATATCTTTATCTAACGTACCTTCTTCAAATTCATCTATAAATTGTTGCCAAAGTAGAGCACGTTCTCTTTTCATAGATTGAGGATATTGTGTTAAAAATACTTTCAAATTAGAAAATGTTCTCTTTGGCAACTCATTTTCATATTCAGCAAGCAAATCATTTACAGAAGTCATTTGTGCATCATTCCAATTTATGGCGTGGTTAATACGTTCACTCTCTTTTTCTCCATTATTCAATATAAGATACATTAAATCCGAATTATGTTTTTCAAATTTAAACTTTGAATAGAATCGCTCACTACCTTGTATAGGCAATAGCATCATAAAATTGTAATTTTTAAAGGTATCTATGAGTGTTTCCATTAATAGTGTTCCTGTCTTTGGATACTTTGCCTTTCCATTATCACCACGCATCGTTGATATAGATGTTAAATATACATATTTGTAAATTGTATATGTATAACAAACAGCCCATCCAATAATTTCAGTTTCTGCACCAATCGTTTGTGTTGCTATAAAAACTATCTTATTGTTTTTGCATTTGAAATTTTCCCACGGAATAGGTCGCGCATAATGTTTGGAATAGTGCTGAGATAGTTCTATATATTTATCTATTTCAACTGCATCGGAATCATGATTACATTTCAATGTATGTATTTTTATTTCGTTTACCATATTATACTTTCATTTGAAAAAAAGATAAGGTGGTGCTTTAATTTGAATAATTAGAGAGCATTCAATATATCATCCAGTTTAAATGTAAATATACTCCAATGCATTCCTAATTGTGTTGTAAATGCTTGTAATATATGTTGTTGGTCTATTCGTGAAATATTTTTTAAAACGATTGATTTTCCATAGGTACTTGAATAATAGTGTAATGGCATTATTTTTAGAAATTCATCGGTAGCTGTTAATGTTGAATCAAAAATAGAACGTAATTCATAAAACCAATAATCAAATGTTTTGAGACCTTTCTTTTTATAAGAGTCTTGTGTAATTTCACAAGGATTATTATCAAAGTATGTTGAAATAAGAGCGTGTGCGTGAGCTGGTGTTTGTGTAATAATACTTAATCTTTCCCATTGTATAAAATTGGGTGCATCCTCTGGAAGAGGGTCTAAATACGAATATTTTGTCATTATTACTATTCAACTTTAAAAATAACTACTTTTAAATATCGCACTCTTATAGAATAAAATGTTAAATCTTCCACCCATAGTAGAATTAACTAAAAAACAGATTTATGAATTGGAAGAAGACCCTGTATCCTATGCTAAATTTGGCGCAACTGGTGTAATTCGTGTAAGAGAAATAGATGCAAGAGGTAAAGAACATTTTTATTATTTCACCCCTGAAACATTCAAAAAGATACAAGAAAATTATAGAGGTTTAAATCCTTTAACACGTAATCCGATTACAGATTACATCAGATTATCTCCTCCCGCAAATAAAAAGATGGTCTATGAGAAAGCAGCTAAAGTCATTCAAAAAGATACAAGAGCATTTTTAGCAAATAAAAAGAAAGTCTATGAGAAAGCAGCTAACATAATTCAAAAACATACAAGAGCATTTTTAGCAAATAAATATTTAGCAGCGACACGTACTGTAAGACCTGAAACATACAAAGATTATGATATTAAAAAAGATACATTAATTCGCAAAAGAAAAGTATTTAGATTAAAGTTTGGAGAGAATTGGAAACCAACTCGTCCACCAAGAACAATTATTGTTAAACCAATTGATTGGGAGTTTCATATTGAATTAGGGAAACGCGAAGATGGTAGCGACTATAAATATATTTCATATATAATATGTCAATATCTTAAAGCTCGCAAGGATAGTATAGCACCTGGTGATATAATTGATTTAGATTACGGATATAGAATGAATTATATATTTTATATAACGATTAAAGGGACTGTAAAATATATGCCAGACGATGGAGGTGGTCCTCATGCAACTTATATCACTCCTCAAATGATGAAGCCATTTTATGATATTAGAGAAACTCATAGAAATATATATCTTAAAGCCATTAAGTTCTATTTAAATTTTTTAAGTAATTATGGTGCTGATATGGATGAACGTGTCGTACATAAATTTCATAGAAGTAACGATACATTAGAATATTATAATTTAGATGGTACAATTAGTAGAGAAGAAATAAGAAGTGAGTTAAGTATTCCATCAACTATAAGAAGTCCTATTCCATCAAGTGGTGGCAAAAAGACAAACCCTCAAACTAAAAATGCAAAATAATTGCTTTTAAATATCGCGCTCTTTTAGAATATGCAAAATACTTCATCACGTGAATTAGTTAAAAAGAATATTTATGAATTAGAAGAAGACCCTATATCCTATGCTAAATTTGGTGCACACGGTGTAATTCGTGTAAGAGAAATAGATGCAAGAGGCAAAGCACATTACTTTTATTTCACTCCTGAAACATTTAAAAAAATAGAAACACATTTTTATAATGTAAATCCATTAACGCGTAATCCAATTACATATTTTGAAAAATTATCTCCTCCAGAAACTGAAAAGATAGCTTATGATAAAGCAGCGAAAGTAATTCAAAAACATACGAGAACATTTTTAGCAAAGACACGTGGTAATAACCTAACATATGTTACTCCTATACCTCGTATATACAGGGATTATGATATTAAAGAAAAGAAAGTAGTAATGTATAAAGGAAAAGTCTTTAGATTAAAGTTTAGAGAAAATTGGAAACCAACCTATCCCCCTAGCATAATTGAAGTTAAAACAGTTAATTGGGATATATATAATGATTTACAAAAAATGAATAAACACTATGGGGATAAATATGCGGCATATATAACGTGTCAATATCTTAACGAACATAAGGATAGTGTAGCACCTGGCGATATAATTGATTTAGATTATGAACATAAAGGTGATTATGTAATGTATATAACAACGAAAGGAACTGTACAATATGTACCTAACGAAAAATATAGACGTGGAAAATATATTACTCCTCAAATGATGAAGCCATTTTATGATATTAGAGAAACTCGTAGAGATATATATCTTAAAGCGATTAAGATGTATACAGACTTTTTATATGAGTATGGAAATAGTCGTACTCATAGAGTCGTACATAAGTATCATAGAAATACAGGATGGGAGTATTATAATTTAGATGGTACAATTTCCACAGAAACAATTGAAAATCCTTTTGTCTTTGAGTCCAGTGTTAGAAGTCCTACTGCATCTACAGGTGGTAAAAAGACTAAAAAGGTAAAATAATTGCTTTTAAAATCTAATAAAAATTATCAATTAACTAAAGGATTTGGTTGAACCACTTTCCTTACGTCTCTCACGTTTAGCATCTGATTCTGCTTTGTTACGTGCAGCTAATTCGGGATTAGCCTTTGCCATATTTTCTTTATGCTTTAGTTTCTTTAATGCTGCTTTTTCTCCACTTGAAAGTACAGGGTTACTCTTATCAATTGTCATATACTATATATCGTATTATATAATAAATGCTTAAATCTATTTATAAAATGGATTGATAAATGGATTGTTAAATCTATTTTTATAAATCACTGAACCATCCAAATCGGAAACTATTCATTGATTCAAATATTCCTTTGTTTTTATGTAAATTAATTAAAAAGTTAGGGCTTTTAATATACTTTAATAAAAAATGTGTAACTTCTGTTGGATTATATGGACGTTTCAATGTTAGAAATTCATTTAGATGACTTAGCAATACCGTTTTTAAAATAATATAACTGAATAAATGTGTATCTTCTTTCCATTCTTGTGTAGGGTCTAATGCACCACGGTCAACCAATAGACTACTATTATGATAACCCAATTGAATTTCTGTATCTATCATTTTATGTAATGTAGGTAAATCAACATTTAGTTCATAACAAATAAAGAGTATTTGAAATAAAATAGCCCACGTTTCAACAATTGCTTCATTTGGTTCTAATTTTGTATTACAACATTCCATACATTCAACCGTACAATAACGCATATCCATATGCAATTGTTTATACATTTCAAGTAAATCCGCCGAATTCCATCTATCGGTATGAATCAGAGGGATTGTATGAAATGCTTCGTGTAAAGCAACTTTAGGAAATTCATCCTTTCTAAAAATATAAATAGTACGTTGTCTTGGAAATGCAAAGCCTCCATTAATATGGTCTGGTGAAATGACTTCATTCTTTAATGGAAGATAACGAGGTATATCACAAGGCAACCACCACATTTCAATGGATTCGCCTGAAAATATATGAACGAGTGTTGCAACTCGTGCAATGACCTTTTTACATAATATTAACGAAGGTGGTTTTCCTAATACATTTAATGTGACTTCATTTAACTTTAGCGTTGTAATTTCATCCACTTTATTTAATGTATGTTCTATGGCATCGTGTTTATATTCAGATTCTAAGAAAATACGAGTTAATTCTCTTTTTCTTTCAATCGTAATTGGTTTCGTAGATACTTCTGGATGTCTTTTAACATACATCTTTGAAATTTGTCTTCTCAGACTTGTTAACATCTTACAATAGATATACGTTTTCATTCATCCCATTCAGTGCGAACATCGCTCGGAAATATGATATCTTGGAAAATTAAACCAGAATTACGTTTATCCCAACCTTCTTCCATTTGTGCCTCTTTTGATGGATAAATTGTACCATTCCAAGAATACCAAAGGAATGGACTCTGTCCCGTCTTTAATGCATTTTTCATATAATCAATAAGCATACAGTCAATGGGATAAAATCCAAGTGGATGGTGTATCAAAGCATTGGTTAAACAATGTGCTCCTTCTAATGTAATCATATATGCGTGCGTACAAAATACAGGAACTTGGTCTACAATTCGTCCTGTTCCCTTAGCTTCGCGTTGGCTTCCGAGATAAAGAATATGGAATTTTTCGGGAGTTGCATTATAGTACATAGGTCCTAATGTTTTCCAATCAGAGTGAAAGAGTACATCATCTTCAAATACAATACATTTTTCAATCTTGTTTTCAATAATATGTTTCCAAAGTAACATATGTGATAATAGACATCCTTGTGTTCCGGGGTATTTAATAAGTTCTTTATGATACGATGAAAACCTTGGAGTATCACTTGTACCAAGTACGTTCGCCCACGATTCTCTTAAATTATCTTTTTGTGCGTCAATACCTTTCCACCGAGATATATTTGTAAATCCGGCTTCTTGTATTCTTTTGTATGAACTTTCCCAACGTTCAGTGCATCTATCCAAGTTAACCACAAAAGATGGATAATTTAAAAAAGACATTATTTATTACAATATTTAAGTTTTTAAATAGATAACATTATTTGAAGAAGATGGGATTTTTAGGAATACCGCTGTTTTTCGCTATCTGTCGGTATACATCAACAAGTGCATCATTCGATACATCAACCGCTTTTTGTGATGATTCCAGTTTGGTCTCGCTATTTGCCACGACTATACACGCATCAGACTTAGGGACATCGTTGAATTCACGGACATTGCTGTACATGCAACTACAAAATACCATTAAATATAAGTTCTTTATTTTATATACTTAATAATTCCTTAAGCATTTTCTAATTCTTTTACGGTGTTTTCAATGAGTTCAAAGTCAATTGATGGAAGGATTGGATAACACTCCCATAGATGGTGTTTCAGGTAAGTACATACTGGATATACAATTGGATATAGATGAGTACAACCAACTTCAATATCATTCATAGCGGGTCGCAGATGTTCTGGAATTAATTCAGAACTTGCTAAGGGTAAGATTGCCAGTAGTTGAACGGACGGTGAATCAAACTCGGTTGGCGGTAGTGTATAATTATTGGTTGTTTCAATTAATGAATTTGCAATATCTTTCAGAGTAGGTGCATAAGCATATGGATAATACCAATGTCTATTTTTACCATTTTGTTTATAATAACTATATACCCATTCAATTCCAATGAGATATTCGCGACAAGCCAAGCGAACGACATTCATATCATGGAGTTTTGTATGAAAGAGGGTTTTATAGTAGATTGAACGCCACGCATTCATTGATGTAGCAAGTTCTTGTGCGAGTGGATGTTTATTGTCGGATAACAGAGGATATAAATCCACTTTCTCAATGGCAGTTTTTGGATAAATACGTTTTGATAGATAATGGTGATTTACTTCAGAGAATCGTTCTTCTTCTTTTTGTGAAAGGGTTTGTATAAATTCACGGACATTATCCCATTGAATTTTACGAGTGCTTACATTAACCAATGGTTTCTCTTGACGAAGGAATGTTCGTAGTAAATCCACGAGACTATCTAAGTCACCTCTTTGAAGAGAAAGACAAGCAATATTTGGAAGAAAATCATTGCCTAATAGGAAACACATAATACAATAACTTTCAATGGCATTTTGTTCGTTCGTATTGCAACTTAGGAGAGTGAGGATGCCTTGACGAAGTGCATCAATATCCAGAATTACGAATTCGGGGTCACCTTCTTTACGGACATATCCTTTAGGGTTTTGAATTTCACGAAGAAGATAGATATGTTTGCGTTCGGTCATAAGTGAGAGCATAATGAGGTCCGCATCCATACCATAAATAATAACATTATCTGAAGGTGGTATATTTAGTATTTGTTGCATAATTTTGTGTTCGCCTTCACCTGGTTCATCTGCCGGTGATACATTAACAGGATAATTGGCTTCTTTTGCTTTACGTTTTAGATATGAATTGAGTGAAGTCATAAATAGCGTTCCGGGTGAAATCGCATTACTATCCCAAGTAATTTTGCGTTCTTCCATTTTTGCGTATAGCATAGAGAGATATCGTCTTTTGCGTTGTTGAATCATTTTTGCCCGAGGAGCGACACCGTCAAGACAAATGTATGTACCTTTTTGTGGTTTAACATAATTCCGTAGATGTTCAAAGTAAGCCCACGTTTTATCTAAAATTTCGGTTTCATTGGAAGCTCCATGATATGATTGATGTACGCCTCCATTAAAATCAAGGTAAAAGTGATCGCAACGAGGAATAGCATTATGTAGAATACCTTGATGGCGACGACAGATAGTATGAAAGAAGAATGGGACACCCATATTTTCAATTAGCGAGTTATGAATCTTTAATAAATACGTTTCAATTTTTTAAGCCATTGTCTGAGTTTTTTTCTCCTATCTTGTTAGACTTTAAAGAAAGATGTCTTTACTTGATGTATTTATCGGTGTTCCTCAATCTAAATATGCCGCTGTTGCTTTATTAGTAGCAGTAATTGCCGTTGGACTTTACATTCTACTCGGTAAATCTCAATTATCTACAGGTGATAAATTCATTGGTATCTTAATTGGTGTTTTACTATTACTACCCTATGTTCTATTAAATCTATTCCAACTAACATGCATTGTAAGCGGCAAGGGTGCTCGCAATGAGAACTGGTGGTGCGGAATCTTCGCTTGGATTGTAAGTGTATTCGTAATCATATACAGTGCTTTCTTAGTTATTGCAATTGTTATTGCTATCTTAACCGATGGCAAAGTCAATGCTTTAGAACAATTCCGTAACAAGGAGAGATTCGCTGATATGTTAGCAAAGGATATGCTTGAGAAGAGTGATGAGAAGAAGGATGGAAGTGTTATCCCAGGTCTTGTTGCCCCTCCTGCTGCATTAGCCGTACCTCCTGCTAATTTCCCCATTCCTCCTTCTGCTATTCCCAGCTCTGGTAACAAAATTGAACCTTTTGCCGGTGATATGCCAGTAGAAGGTTCAGTTGAACTTCCCGTGAAAAAAGAACCCATTGTTCCTCCTATGGCTAATGTAAGCAACATGCTTCCTCAAGCACCTACTGCTACTGCCCCAGTAGTCGCACACGAAGCTACCGAACCTTTCGTTGGTAGTTGTGGCGCTCCCTATTAGATTTCCATATAGCCCATCCTCCTAATACGAGAATGGCAAATAGGATAATCCATATAATTTTTGAATATTCTTTTACATTTAAAGATTCTTTCAGTTGATTTGAAAAGGGGCGATGGTGACCATCTGCGACGCTATTCCAGAATTTCTTAGATTCGTCTAATTCGGCGATTGGTTTCCCCAACATTGTATTTACAGTATTATGAAGTTTTACAGTCCATTCAAACAGAGACTCGCGACCTTTTAATACAGACTCATCCAATGGTATAATTGTTAAATTTTTACGGAGATGTTCGGCACAAGAAGCACAAGGCATAATTGTAGGCAATGAATTGTAAAATGAGCGATAAGCAGATGATTGAATATCGTCAAATGTGTCAGGAGAACCGAGAGCAGTTAAATGGATTGTAGCCCAAAGGTAAGGACCCCATCCATCTGGCGTTAAACCCATACTATATTAAACCCGTAGAATTATAATTTGAATTTAGTAATTTGAATTATTATTTAGATACATCTAATTAAATTATTATTTAGATGCCCTATTTAGAAAATGCCAAAGAAACAAACTGGTCGTGGATTAAGTGCAAGTAAGCCAAAAGGACAATATGATACAATCATTTATAATATTATACGATATATGAATGAATTAAATGCCATATTGAAAAAATATGGAATTAAAGAAGAATTAACCATTGAAAAGTATGCGACTGATGAAAATTATATTAATAACTTAAAAACCAAACTTATGAAATTATCCCAAAATAAGATAGCAGACCAACAAGATTTAATTGAATTTGGTACTAAATTAGGTTTAATTGAATTAGAATTAGGTAGACTAAATCGTAAAAGCCAATCACAAAGAGGCGGAAGTGAAATTGGTAATGCTATTATTTCTGCTTCCAATGAAATAAAAGACACAGAAACATATAAAAATTTAATTAAAGATAAAGAACTTTATCAAAATGCGAAAAATTATTATGAAAGTATAATAAAAATTAAAGACCTTAATAATAAACTTGAAGAATTAACAAATAAGTTAACACAAATACAAAAAGACCGTATCCAATCTGATAGTAATCAAAGTTCAATTCTGATGAGATTCAAAAATTATAAAACGACTAAAGAAACTACAAATGCTACTATTAAAATACAACAAAATGTGAAAATAGCTACGGGTAGTGTATTAATATCATATTTTGTTACAAAAGATGATATTAATTCAATAATTAAAAAAGACAAATATAATATAATAACAAACCATCTAGACTTATTAATTTATAAATTAATGATGGACTTATTCAAATCTACCTCAGTTCAATCACCAGAATCTGTATCAGTTCAACCACCAGAATCTGCTGAACCAGTACAAAAACTATTTATCGTTGGTGGAAAGTCTAAACCTAAAACTCGTAAGCCTCGTACAGTTAAAAAATAAATGCATATAAACATAAAACTATTATTATATTTATAAATATGAGCCATCCTGATAAATATCGTGATCCGTTTATTGCACTTGGTCAATATCTTGTATCTAAACAGCCCAATGCAGAGGGAACAGTTGAGGTAGAGAATGGTATTGTCCTATGGGCTCTGCGTCAAGGTGATACAGCTGAGTTTCATTGTGCTGTTTTAGAAAAAGAAGAAGACCGTTTTAGTTATATTAAACTAAAATATGAAAAAATGCAAGACTCTGGAAAGAAACTTGCAACTCCATATACATTAAACGAAATTGAAACCTTTGAGAAGTATCATGATATCAAGCTACCCTCTCTAATGCGTTACTATTTACTTGAAATTTCACGTGAAATTGTATTTTCTGATGATGTAACCAAATGTTTTGAACTAAATATGGATGTCCCAGTTAAGGAAAATACATTTATTACAGAAGACCATCTTAAAAAAACTATTATTAATGATACTGCACTTGGTATTTCAGATGGTTGTGTTGCATTCGGACATTCATCCGAGTTACTTGTTGTGAAAGGCAATGGTTACGGACATATTATTAAAACCATTGCCACACACGATTATACTATTATGACACTATGGGAAGCACTAAATAGACCATTTATGGGATAAATATTATTTTTATATTAATTGTGAATAGGAATTAATATGCCAAAGCGTACAAGTAAAGGAGGAACTATGACAATAGAAGATGCAAAAAAAAAACTATTTGAAGCAATAGCGAATATAACAATTTTCTTTACAGCTACAAAGCAAAATAAGTATAAAGAAATACAAAACTATTTATTTAGTTTATATAATGATTTTGAAATAACTAAGCCTGATG